GAGTTACGCTATGATAAAATTGCAGGTTTAGATCAGATTAGAGTTCCCGCAAATATTGCTGGCTCAGCTGTCAATCCGTCGCAAGGTGGGGCTCCTACTAAAGATAGTACGAGCACTTAAAAAGGAGTCTTATGAATAAGAACAAAGTATTATATCTTAATAGTACTTTTACTAAAGCAGCTCCTGCAACCAATGAACCTAGTGATTCAGTTTATATCGAAGGGTATGCAAGTACCACAGATATAGATAGACAAGGGGACGTAGTTCCTGCCAGTGTTTGGGAAGCAGGAATTAAAAACTACTTGAAAAATCCTATTATTCTTGCACAGCATGACTATGATGATCCAGTGGGTCGGATGGTACAGCATAGAGTCGATAGTACAGGTTTATGGGTAAAGGCAAGAATTTCTGCTGCTGCAGAAATCTTCAATTTAGTAAAAGACGGGGTAGTAACCGCGTTTAGCGTTGGATTCAGAGTTATGGATGCTGAATATAATGCTGCAACTGAGTTATTTGTAATCAAGCAATTGGAACTGGTAGAAATATCAATAGTTTCAGTGCCTGCTAACCAAAATACTCTATTTAGTTTGTCTAAGGCATTTGACGATGCCGATGAGTATAAAATATTTAAACAGCAGTTTGCACCCGAAAGCGAGTCAGCTAAAGGGCTAGAATCCTCTAAGGAAGCAGACGGCACATCACAGAAGGAATGGAAAATGAATCCAGAAGAAATCAAACAAATGGTTGCAGATGCAGCTAAATCAGCGGTTGAACAAACCACTAAAGCTTTCGCAGATCAAGCCGCTGCTAAAGCCACTCAAGAAGCAACTAAGGCAGCTCAAGAAGCTGAACTAGAAGCTCGTGTTAAGTCAGCAGTAGCCGCAGCAGTAGCCGCAGCTCCAGTTGTACAAACAGTTGATACTGGTGCTGAGCGCCTAATGGCTGAAGTTGAAAAACGTTTCAACGAACAGCAAGAAACAACAAAAGAAGTACTAAGCAGCCTACAAGCAGCCTTAGCAGAAAAGTCAGCAGAAATCGCTGCTATGCAAAAGTCTAAAATGACTTTTGCAGACAAATCTGAGCAAGATCCAGTATCTTACGAAGAAAAAGAGAACGCAGTTCTTTTAGCCTCAGTTCTAGGTAAGTCTCTTTCCCAAACTACATATGGACGTACACTATTAGAGAAATCTAGTGCTGCTCACGTTCCTGGTACAACTCCATGGGAATTAGAAGTTCAATTGCAAATGGAAGCAGCTCTACGTCGTAAACTAGTAGTAGCTCCAATGTTCCGTCAAATTGCAATGAAGACTAACGTAATGAGTATCCCTGTTAATCCAGAAGTTGGATCAGCAAGCTGGGTTACAACATTCAGCGGTGGTACTTCACTAGATACAGGCTCTGGTGGTTCGGCAGTTGCTCACAAGTTAAACGAAGTTACCTTAAACGCTTACAAAGTAGCGACAAAAGAGTACGTTGGTTACGAAGAGGAAGAAGATTCCCTATTAGTGCTAATGCCTATGATTCGTGAAGCTATGGTTCGTCGTTGCGCTAAAGCAATTGACGGTGCACTATTGACTGGTGATGCTTCAGCAGTGCCGATCAGTGGTTTATCTAACCGTGCTGGTTCATCAGGTACTAATCCTGCACTTCTACAAACTGTAGCTAACGGTGCTGTAACTATTGCTAAACTACGTGGTTTACGTGCTCAACTAGGTAACTACGGTATTGATCCAGCTGACGTAGCCTATATCGTTAACAATGATACATACTATGAGCTAATGGAAGATACAACTTTCATGACAATGGAAAAAGTAGGTCCTTTAGCTACTGTTATTACTGGTCAAGTTGGTATGATTGCTGGTTCTCCAGTTATTGCTACCGGTGAACTTGCTGCTAGAGCAACTGGTGCAATTACAGCGTTAACAAACATTGCTGCATTTGCAGTATATGTACCTAACTTCTTAGTTGGTGCTCAGCGTGGTCTACGTGTTGATACTCAAGAATTAGCAGCTGAACAAGCTCGTGTTCTAGTAGCCTCAATGCGTGTCGGCATGGCACAAATTACAGCTAGCCAAGGTGTTAAAGCCCTTCGTTACGTATCTTAATTCGTTAAGTAAGACAGGACTTCGGTCCTGTCTTTTACATGCCTCGCTAGTCGGAGTATGTAAAAGACAAGAGGAAAGAATATGGCTAATGATTTAGTATCCAGAGCAGAATATAAAGCCTATGCGGGTATATCTAGTACCACACAGGATAATCAAATAGATTTTTTAATACCTAAAATCTCAGAAGCTGTAAGAATTTTTTGTAGAAACCCCCTTCTAGATTCACAAGAATCTATAGCAGAAATTTATGATGGTGGAAACTCAATATTAGTCCCTTCAAGTGGACCTGTAGTAGCAGTTTCGGCACTTAGTTATTCTGGAGATTATGGTTTAACGTATACTTCTTTAACGCAGTACACAGACTGGATCTATGTACAAAAAGAACAAGTTGTAAAATGTGTTTTTAACTCAGTATTTCCGTTACAACCAGCAGGTTATAAATTAACTTATGTAGCAGGTAATGATGGGTGCCCAGAAGGTTTAAAGTTAGGCGTACTAGAGTTCATACAATACTATATGCGCCATGAAGGTGCAGTACACTCTAACTCAGCCCCTGGTGGCAATAATCGTCAAATTGAGTATATTACAAATAGCAAGCTACCTGCATCAATTCAACGTATTTTTGATCAGTATGCCTTGACGGTAAATTAATTATGAGTATTGCTGAATTTGATATAACACTACAAAATAGAATATTTAATAAGTTTAATAGATTATCTAGTAAAGGAAAAATAGAATATTCTAAGTTAGTAGATTCAGATAGTCTTCGCGCAAAGTATGAAGCAGCTAAAACAGGTGCCTCATCTATAATTACAGAATCCTCTTTAAATACTTTAATTACACAGTTAAATGATTCTATTGAAGATGATACTATTAAAGTAGCTACTGAAACTTTATTAAAGTCTATTGATTTTACCCAGTTTATATACTTTATAGAAACATCAGATTATTATAAAAAATTAAAAGAAGTAAATGCAGAAGAGTTTAAACTATCTTCAGTGCCTCAAAATACTTTACGTAAGTTATTTTTAGACTATATTGAAATTATGTTAGTAAATTTACATCTAAGTACTAAGGATGAAATTAAAGTATTCAATCATATAAGTGAAAATGTACAATCCGGGCACTTAGCAGGGGTATTTACGCTAAGACTTAAACAAGCGCTATTTCTTGATACTACTAGTACTGGCGAAGGGTACAGGGACTTTAAATTAAACTTAGGGGATGGGATTAATAAAGAGTCCGTAAATACCTTAGAAAAAATAATGAAAGTAATCTTAGATGCAGATTACTTAACTAGCAATATAGTTAATAAAGAACATATTTTTGCAAAAGCAACAAAGTCTGTATTAGGGAATAGACCCCATCTTGAGGTTGAGTTACAGTATACTAAAGATAACGAATTAGCTGGTAGAAGATTATCAGCTGCAGGCACACAGTTAACTAATTTAATAAATACTATAGCCAGTAAACAAAAAGGCGATCTAGATGCTACTAATGTATTTAGAAATTTAGTAATTAGTTTAAAACCGTTAACAGATTTAGTAATAGCAAAAGCTGCAGAACTTGAAAAGTTACCTTCAGGTAAAGAATTAGCTAATTTAATAACTGCTGATGCAAGATCACTAAATGTTTTAGCTAATAGTTTAATTAATACAAAAGGGTCACCCTCTTTACTAGAATCTGTAGAGTTAAATATTAGAAATATACTTAAAACTGGTAAGACTTTACCAGTAGTAGTTACTAAAGTAACTAAATCTAATAAAAAATCTAGTAAGGATAAACAAGTAGAAGAAGTTAATAAGACATTTAAAAAAGTATCTTCCGCTTTACAAAAAGCTAAAACAGAAATAGATAAACAAAATAAGTTATCTGGAAAAGCAATTGTACCAGGTATAAAGTCTGTTAATACATCTAGATCATTAACTTCTCTACAGTCTCTTATAAATCAACACTTACAAAATGTAATATCTGCTAATATGGGTAGTGGTACTGAAAAAAGAATTCTAAACTATCGTACAGGTAGATTTGCAGAATCTGCAAAAGTAGAGTCAATGAGTCAGAGTAGACAAGGAATGATTACAGCTTTTTATAGCTATATGAAAAATCCTTATCAAACATTTGAACCAGGATTTAAGCAGGGTTCACCAAAAACACGAGACCCTAAACTGCTAATATCGCAGTCAATCAGAGAAATTGCTGCAACAAGGGTAGGTAATCAACTAAGGGCACAGGCACTATGAGTCGTAGAACGTCAATACTTACCGCCCTAGCAGATAGGTTTAAAACCCTGCTAGACGGTATTACCTATCCCTCAAATGTTTATGGTAATGCCTACCCCAAATTAAAATTCTGGGATGAAGTCAACGACTTTCCCTCAATTTATATGAGTCCAGGTAGCGAACAACGCCAGTATGAATTAGCAGGCTTTGCTTGGGGCTTTTTAAATGTAAGCATAAAAGTTTACACTCGTGGCGAAGATGCTCAAATGCAGCTAGAACAGTTGCTAGAGGATATAGAAAACGTAGTAGACCAGAATAGATCTGTAGTCTATGACGCCGTAAAAAAATATGAAACTACTGAAATTTTAGTAGCTTCAATAACAACTGATGAAGGGCTGTTAGCTCCTTATGCCGTAGGTGAAATAAACCTACAGGTTAGATATCAGATAATGTAACCAGTATCAGAGGCATGAACACAGATAAATATCTAGTCTAGTACCAAGATACTAAATAAAAAGGAAATAAAATGGCATTAAATCTAGTACGTAATAGTAGAGTATTCTTTACTAGTAACGTGGACACTTACGGAGTAGTCCAATCAACCGGTTTTACCACTGCTAATACGCAAGAATTACAAGTTCTTGACGGTTTTACATTTACACAAACAACCAACCAAGATACAATTACAGTATCTGAAGCAGGTTCTGCACCTATTCGTGGACAACGTTCATTCAATACAAGTTTAGCTCCTGTAGACTTCTCGATGAGTACGTATATTCGTCCTGCTAATGCAACGACCTATATCAGTGCCGAAGAAGCTGTACTATGGAACGCCTTACTAGGAGTTAATGCAATTAGTACTGCTAATACTCTTACAATTGCTGCTAGCGGTGTTACAGCTGCCTACGCATTTGCTGCAGGTGTTGGTACAGTTACCTTAACTGGTACCTTTACTACTACAAGTTTAGCAGTAGGTGACGCAGTAATTATTAGTGGACTTAGTCATGCAAGTGATGCATCTATCTTAAATTCTGCTGGTGTTATTAAGACTTTAACGGGTAGTTCAATTACTATTGAATTAACAAATCCAAAAGCTGCTGGTGCTGCAATCACTGCAATTACTGCTGCTGGTCCTGTTAAACTATATAAGTCAGCATGGGCACCTGTTGCCACTACTTACTCCTACGTAAGCAGTGCTGGATCAAACTTTAACCAACTACAAAAGTTTGGTATGATTTTCGTTGTTGATAGCGTTACCTACGTTGTTGATAACTGCGCCCTAAATCAAGCTGTGGTTGATTTTGGCCTTGACGGTATTGCTACGGTTGCTTGGTCAGGTATGGGAACTGCCCTATCTGATAAGTCGGCAACAATTGGTTTAGCTGCCTCACTTAATACACTAACTGCCACAGGTGGTGCTGCTCAATATACTGCTAGAAATCTTACTGCACCATTCATTACTAATAAGCTAAGCACTGTTAGCCTAAGTCTAGTTAATGCAATCGGTAGTGCAGCAGCAGGTACATCATATGCAGTAGCCCTAACAGGTGGTTCTATTACTATTAATAATAATATTGCCTACATTACTCCTGCTAATCTTGGTATTGTTAATGTTCCTTTCACGTACTATACTGCTACTCGCGCCGTAACAGGCACTATGAGTGCATATATGAAAACTGGTACGGGCGTACAAAGCACAGGACAGCTATTAGCTGACATGCTTGCAGCAGCGTCTAGTAGTACTGAACCTATGGCTGCACTAAGTATCGCTATTGGTGGTAGCTCAAACGCAACTAGGGTTGTTATTGATATGCCTTCAACTGTATTTAGTATTCCTACAATTGACGTTCAATCAGTTGTATCTACAGCTATTAACTTCACTGCTGAAGGATCTACGCCTTCTGCTACTGCAAATGGTAATACTTTTGCACTTGATAAGAACAACGATATCACAATTCGTTACTACGCAGCTTAATTTTTTCTTGGTAGAGGGTTGATCTCCTCTACCTCTTTTTCTCGTCTATTATAATAAAGGACAATTCAATGGCAACACAAAATGCAGCCCTCAGCCTGAAATCACTATTAGTGCCCTCTAAAGCGGTCGAAGTAGATTATCCAGGGTTAAATGGCTTCAAGATTAACGCAGTATTTCTTTCTCGCGAAACCTTAGTAGGTATTCGTAAGAAGTCAACTAAGACAACTTTCAAGAATCGTCAACCTGTTGAAGAACTAGATGACAAACTATTCTTACAGTTATACGTTAATGCATGTATTAAAGGATGGTCAGGTCTAAAACTATCTTATCTAGAACAGTTAGCTCCAGTAGACTTAACAGGGCAGAATCCTGATGATGAACTGGCCTATGACCAAGATAATGCATTATTCCTAATGCAATCATCTGCCAATTTTGATGCCTTTATTTCAGAGACAGTAACTGAGCTCTCAAATTTCACGAAGACCAGTACCGCGAACTAAATCGCCAACTAGAATCCTACTTTGCTAATAGCACTGTATCAATGACTAAAGATGATTACTTTGAAATGTGTGAGGCTTTAGGTACTGAACCAGTAGATGATGAAATTCCGGTAGACTATGAAGATCTTAATATAGATGTTCAGGAAGCCTTAGGAATTTATCAAAAACTGCGAGATGAGTGGGATTCAATGAATGGCATATACTTGGGTAAAAATTATGTAGGATTAGTAGATATACTAGAACTACTAGATGTACCGGTCGAAGATAGAAGAACCCAGTTTGAGTTAATAGGAATTATTGATAGGCATAGGTCAAAAGCCATTGCTGATGCAAGGCCGAAAACAAAATAGATAACCCCTGTATTGTGAGATACAGGGGTTTTTTTATAACCGAAAAAAATTTACTTATTGACTTCTACTTCCGTAAATGGTATAATTGGGGCTGTGAATATTAAGACGTAAAATTTTACGTTTATAGAATAAGGGGAAGCTATGTCAGATGACATCATTATAGGCATTAAGGCGAGTGACGGCGGCACTATAAATAATTTAACGGGTCAGGGAGAAAAGCTAAGAAATACTCTTAGAGATGCGGGTGAAGCTGCGTCCAAGATTCGTGTACCCACAGCTACTGCGGCAGCTCGTGAAGGCGTAGCCAGAAGTCAGCCTGTAGCTGCTGCATATAGAGCTGCAGCTGCACAACCTGGTAGTGGTGGCGGAGCAAGTGATACTAACTTAAGTCGTGGTATAACTGGTAGCACAGGAGCTAGTGGAAGAGATTTTGCTGCACAAGCACAAGGCTTGGGCGGGCTCGTGCACGTCTATGCAACTTTTGCTGCCAATTTATTTGCTGTAAGTGCTGCATTTAATGCCTTGAGTAAAGCTGCTGATGTTAGTAATATGGTTAAAGGTTTAGATCAATTAGGAGCACAAAGCGGTAAAGCCTTAGGGACTCTATCTAAGCAGTTAATAGCAGTGTCTGATGGCGCCTTATCTATGCAACAGGCTATGACAGCGACTGCGTTAGCTAGTGCAGGTGGTATGAGTAATGCTAATATGATTAGAATGACTGAAGTAGCCAGAAAGGCTTCTTTAGCTTTAGGCAGAGATATGCCTGATTCTATGGATCGTTTAACAAAAGGTATTGTTAAAGTACAACCAGAATTGTTAGATGAACTAGGTATTATGGCTCGTGTTATTCCTTCGCAGGAAGCTTACGCACGCCAACTTGGCAAGTCTGTTAGTACTTTAACAGACTTTGAAAAGAAACAAGCTTTTGCTAATGCTGTATTAGATGAAGGTGAAAAGAAATTTGGTGCTATTAATATTGATGCCAATCCATACTCTAAACTAAGCGCAAGTGTACAGAACTTAGGTCAAAGCTTTTTAGCATTAGTAAATAGCCCAGTTGGGGCATTCGTATCCATGTTAGCAGATAATAGTATACTGCTAGGTATTGCATTAGCAGGAGTAGCAAAAGTACTATTAAATCAAGCTGCTCCAGGTTTATTTGCTTATAAGCAAAATCTTGCAAGTTTAGCTGTTATGGCTAAAAAGCATGCTGATGATACTAGACTTGCTAGTAATATAGAATTAGAAAATCAAAGAGAATTCTATCGTAATAAAGATGTAATGTTAATGGATGCAGCTAAACAGGAGTATATAAATACTCAAAAATCTAGTGGAGCCATAGCAGATCTTACTAAAAAGAGCCAGATGGATAAACTCAGCCAGAAGATAATTGGTAAAGATGTTAGAGATTTAACAAAAATAAATCCTTACGAGCTAACTTCTGATCAAATATCCGCAATGAAAACAAGATCAGATGAACTATTAAAAAGCGATGATGATCTACATAAAAAACAAGGCAGTAACCTAGCAGCACATTTAGCAAAAGTTACTACAATGAGAGCTGATGCAGACCATGCTGCAGACGATGCTGTAATTACAGCAGATAAACGTGATAAAAATAGATCAAACATACAAAAGAACTTAACAGCAGATGCTGCTGCAATGAATAAAAAGTTTCACTTAGACGATATTAAATCTAATACTGCACATATACAGGCTACAGAAGGCTTAGGTGCTGCATTTAAAAATATGAATGCCCAACTAAAGCTAGCTAATCAAACTGGTGGTATAGGTGTAGTAACAGGTATTGATGCAAAAACAGGAAAACAACTAACAGAACATATTGATAAAATAGGTAATATTAGTAGAATAGCTCAAACAGCTTCAGGTAGCTTTGATATACTAAAAAATGCTGCTAGTAGTGCACTTTCTAAAATATCTGGTTTTGTTGGAAAATTTGGTGAAATAGGTGCTATTATAGGTTTTGTAATTGCAACAATAGATCTTGCTGTTAACGCGTTAGGAAAAAACGATAAAGAATTAGCAGTTTTTTCTAAAAGCTATGACACTTTAAAAGAGTCAGGAGATAATGTAGCAAGAACTCTAGAAGCTATTCAAGCTAAAGATCCCCTAGAGCGTATGTCTGTAGCATCTACAGCAGCTATAGCTAACGCCTTTATGGGTGTAGCAGATAGTATTGATGCTGTTATTAAAGCAGGAGATAAAGCTAAAGCCAAAGCTAACTGGATGGATGACTTAGTAGATTTTGCCAAACGTATATACGGTGGAGATATTGCTAGTAAAACTAGAGATTCTATTGTTTCTTCAGTATCAGATAGCATAGACTTATTAGCTAATAATGATAAGATAGGTAGTAAGTTCAAAGTTAATATGATGAATATTCTTAAGATACCTAAGTTAGATAATAAAAGCATGGAAGATGCTTTGAAAGCTATGGACCCTAAAGATTTACCTGAATTATATAAGAAAGTAAGAGATAGTGTAAGCGAAGCAAATAGAGAATTTAATAATTTTTCAACTACATTACAGACATTTAAAGCAGCTACTGATATTGCTGTTAAAGCCTCCCAAGATTTTAATATGACAATAATGTCATCTGATCTTATGTTTAAACTCGGGCTTAGTTTGGTTGCTGTAGCTGCTTCCTTACAAAAGGTAGGCGAAGAAGGCCAGAGCTCTAAAGATGCTTTACAGGACTTTTTAAAAGATAGTGCAAAATTAAGTTTATTATCACCAGATATGGCTAATAAATTAATTGGCCTAAGTAATGAGTTTACTAATAATTCTGTAGTTATAAGAGAAAATGCTGATAATGTAGCTATGCTACAAAAGAAGTATGATGATGCTACTGTTGCCTTAAATGAGTATAATAAAAGTCTATTGGGCCATTTACAATTACCTGGTGGTAAGGAATTAAAAGATAAAAAAGATGAAGCAAATAAGGCTTTAGGAGAAGGTAAGAGATTTCAAAATCTTTCATTAGAATCTAATCAAGCTACACAAAAAACACAAGAAGTAAAAGCTTCAGAATTAATAGCCGAAGCACAGTATTCTGCATTCCAAAAAGGCTCTAAATTAATAGAAATATCTCTAGGTAATGTAGCACAGAAGATTGCACTAGGGGTTGATAGAGCTACCGCTACGAGTTTAACAGGTCTTCAAGCATTATATGCTAATATGGATTTTGTTAAAAGAGATGCAGTATTAGCTAAGGAACAGTTAGAGTCTGCATATAAAAGTTATGTGGCTATGCAAGAGTTACGTACCGCCGTAGAAATTAATAGCGCGACACTAGCTGTGTCAAATGAGCCAGATCCTGATAAGAAAGCACAACTACAAGTACAATTAGATGGTTTAAAAATATTTGCAGAAGCTATGAAGGCCGGCCCTGCGGCAATACAGAAACTATTGGATAAAGCTTTAAGCGGTTCAAATCCTAATGTTGCTCCTAGATCTAGAATGAGTGGACCTACTGCTGCCGAACAAGCTGCTGGAGTACAGGCTGGACCTCTAGCAGGTGCTACAGCGTCTCTTGCATCGAAAATGGCTCAAGAAGATGCTAAAGTGCAAGAAGCTGCTACTGCTTTATTGTATTCAAAACAGGTAGCAATAGGTGCAGTTAAACAAAAGGAGCTAATGCAGGAATCCAATATAGCTAAGTTATTTAGTGATAAATTGGGTATGATGCAAGGTTTGTTACAAATACAAGATGAGACTTTATATGCAACTAAACAAGAATTTGATCTTAAATCTGATACTAAAAAGCAAGACGCAGATCAAGAAGTAATAACTAGAAAAATAATGGGGCTAACAAATCAAATAGCAGAAGTTACTAATGCGGAATTAAAGACTAAGCTTGAGGCCCAAAAAGACGAAGAAACGTTAGCATTAACAAATTTAGGAATTTTACAATTAATCGAAAACCAAAATAAAGCATATCAATACCAAATAGGTTTAATGAACATTAAACTAGCAATAGCTCAACGCGAATATAACCTTGACTTAGCAAAAGACGCACAAGAGGCATTGAGTGCAACTACGTTATCTGATATAACTCAAGCAGAATTTCAAGCCCAGGTATCTCTAGGGTTATTATCAGACGAATATAAGGCTAAAAAAGAAGCGGCTTTAGCTGTAGCTCGAGCAGCATTAGATCTTAGTATCGCACAAGCTATAAAAGATAAAGAGATAGTAAAAATACAAGAGGATGCTAATAAGAAAAAAGTACCTGCTGGTTCTATTAAACCCGATGAAATGGGTTACGATCGTATTGCTAATGATACTAATCGAGGTATACAGAAAGATGCTGATACAGCTATAGCTCAGGCTAAAATAGAAAAAAACAAGAATCAAATAATCTATGACGGTAGAGTAAAAATATTAGGTATTACAGAAACTACTGCCATAAAGCAAGCTAAAGAAAGTGAGATACTAAAAGATCAAGCATTTGCAATGGAAGGTTTAGTAATGCGTACCGCTAGTTTAGCTGATGCTTTTGGCACAGTAGGCGAGGCAGTTGGTAAAACTACAGAAGTTATAGCAGCTATGGCAGATCAAGATTTAAACTACTTACGCAAAAAATCTGATTTACAAGAAATTATTAATGCTGGAATAGGTAAGGATCTAGGAAGTAGGGAAGCTAAAGATGCTGAGGATGCTCAAAGAGGTTTAGGTAAATTAGAGAAACAGAATACAAGAGATAAACTAAAAAATGATGAAGCCCTACTTGCATCTTCTAAGAAAATGTTTGGAGAAAAAACTCTTGCGTATAAAGTACTAGATAACATACAAAAAATATCTAGTATTAAAACAGCGGCTTTAGAACTAAAAGATCTAGCCTTTAGTCTAGGTATTTTAACTACTAAAGTAACTGCTGAAGGTGTAGCAGAAACCGAGATTTTAGGTATTAAAATAGCTTCAGCTCCCGCCAAAGTGGGTGCCGATGCACCAGCTATATTATCATCTTTTAGTACTCTAGGCCCTCCAGGTTACATAATGGGCGCAGCTTTACTAGCAACACTATTTGCTATGGCAGGTGGCGGTGATGTTAGCATGGTAGATATGACCGGTAAAACTGCTGCAGAACGTCAAACTAAGCAAGGAACTGGAACTGTAGCTGGAGACGATACTGCAAAGTCACAATCAATCTCCAACTCTTTAGATATACTTAATGCTACTACTGTAGATGGACTCTCTTACTACAATAAGATGGTTGAATTACTATCCGGTATTAAAGATGGTATTAGCGGTGTAGCTAAAGGAGTTTATGGTGTTGTAGGACTTCGTACAGGTAGTCAGTTTGGTACTCAAGAAGGTTCTAGTGGTTATAGCGTTTTAGGGGGATTATTTGGTAGCAGCACCGAAAAACAAATTACAGATGCAGGACTAAAGATTACTGGCAGCTTTGCAGATGTAATGGCTAACGCTGGTAATAGCTTTAAAACATATGAAGACGTATTAACTACAAGTACATCAAGCTTCTTATGGATTAGTAATACTAAACAATCTTTAGATACACAAACAAAAGATCTAGATAGTAAAATTCAAGACTCCCTATCAAAAGTTTTTAACAATGCAGGTCAGCTAATGATCGCTGCTGGTGAAAAACTAGGAATGAGTAATAAAGAGGTAATGGATAAGTTAGCACAAGTAGACGTATCTACATTAGCTTCTTTACGGGGTCTAAAAGGTAAGGAACTTGACGATGCCTTAAACAGTATCTTAAGCTCAATGTTAGATACAGCATCAAACGCACTATTTAGCTCTTTAGAAGCATATAACAAGTTTGGTGAAGGTATGCTAGAAACAACTATGCGTGTTGTTGATGGCATGGACAAAGTTAATCTTGCAATGACTAGTGTTGGTAAAACTTCTGTTGGAACTGGCTTACAAGGTATTGCAGTATCAGATGCTATGATTAAAGCCTCAGGAGGCTTAACAAACTTCTTAGACAGTACTAAAAACTTCGGCGATAAATTTTTAACCTCTGCAGAGAGATTAGCTCCTAAACAAATAGCTTTAAATACGGAATTGAATAAATTAGGTTTTGCAAGTAACCTAACAAGAGAACAGTTTAAACAATTAGTACTAGGTTTTAAAGTAACTGATGACGCTAGTGCAGTAACATATGCTAAATTACAGGGCTTGAGTGGGGCAGTAGATGAACTAGCCTCAGCAGCAGAAGCCTACGCTTCATCAATCTTAGGTCAAGAAATAAAAATATATGAACTAAAGGGAAGTAACGAAGCCCTAAACTTAACTAGACAGAAGGAATTAGACGCGATGGACGCCGCTCTAAGACCCCGTCAAAGATATATTAATGCCCTAACAGATGAGATTGCACTTCGTGATAAACTTAAATCTGCTTATGATACTACAAACACCTCACTAACTACCTCAATTAAATCACTACAAGACTATAAAACTGCACTACTTGGTGGAAACTCTTCTACCATGTCTCCTGAAGAAAAGTACGCACAGTCTAAGGCAATATTTGAACAAACTGCAGCTGCTGCTAAAGTTAAAATTACTACTTCAAGTTCTGCAACAGATATAAAAACCAGAGATGACGCAGTAGCAAACTTATCAAAAGCATCTGATAGTTTCTTAGCAAACTCTAAAGTTATGAATGCATCTGGTACCCAGTATGCCGCGGACTTCGCCGCAGTTGGTACAGCTGTAGATGCTACTAGTAGTGCGCTAGAAAATCAGAAAACAGACGTGCAACAACAACTAGGTTTCCTAGATAAGATTGCAGTTGCAACAGATACAACAGCCCAACTACTAGAAAAGTATTTAACAGCAGTAGGAGTAACCACTATAGCTCAAGCTTCAGCAACTGCTTCAGGCTCTGTAGCTGCAGGTATTCCATACCCTAAACTTGCCGCCGGAGGTTTAGTCTCTGGAATGTCCTTAGTAGGTGAGCAAGGACCTGAATTAGCAGATTTTTCTAATCCTGCTAGAGTTTACTCTAATGCAGACAGTAAGAACCTATTTAATAATGACGCCTTAATCGCAGAAGTTAAAGCCTTAAGAGAAGAAGTAACAAAGTTACGTGAAGATCAAAAGGAACAAACAGGACACTTAATCGCAACAACATTTACAGCAAATGCAAGAAATGCAGAAGCCATTAATAGCGGTAATGCACAAATGCTAAATCAACAAGACTGGAAAGCCCGTTCTGGGGTAACCGTAGTTTAAGGAAAGCCCGCTTAATGCGGGCTTTTTTATGCCTAATAAAAATTATGCTTGACTTATTTTACCTAACCGAGTATAATAGGGTAAATTGATCTTGGAGATTTTATGAGTAATGTAACTCAAGCGTGGTTAGCAGATCCTACCCACATACTAGGCTTATTAGTAGAAATTACTGCAAAAAATGTCTCTACTGGAACGGAGACGACATTTTATCTATCTAATATTGGCTATACTACAACTAGTGCTGATGTAACGTACCTGCCCTATGTTAGTGGCAATATACAGACAACTGAATCACTTACTATTGATGGTAGTTTATCAATGAGTTTTGGTGATATACAGATAGCTAATTACAATGGCGACTTAGATGACTGGCTAGATAGAACTAAATATATTTGGGATAGCAGAGCTGTTCAAGTTTATTTAGGTGACCCAACCTGGACAGCAGCTACTCTAGCTGATGTACATACTGTGTTCGAAAAAGTATTTGATGGTATTATTGAAGATGTAGATTCAAGCGCGCGAGAGTCTATTAATGTAAAAGTACGCGATAAACTAAACCGTCTTAACTATCCAATAAGTGATAATATACTTGGAATTTATGGTACTTGGGCAAATGGGCAGACAAATCAGGATACTATACGTCCACTTGTATTTGGTGAAGTATTTAATATGTCACCAGTATTAGTAGATCCAGCTTATTTAGAGTATATGTTTAATGATACTAATGTTGGAACACAAATAACAAGTACTACAACTGGTACTAATCTTATTACTTGTATGAGTACAGCGGGCTTCATATTAAATGCACCAGTAGTATTTACTTTTTCAATTACTGCGTACCCTAGTACTTTTGGTAATTTGGTTTTTAATACCGTATACTACGTTAAAACTATTGATTCGGCTACTACATTTACAGTATCCGCAACAAGTGGAGGAACTCCCTTTGCCTTAACTTCAGCTAATTTGACAACTACAGGTAGCCTAATTAATGGAGTACAGGCAGAGGCAAATGTTTATAATACAGAACTAGCAATTGAGATACGTGATAATGGAGTACCAATTTATACTGATGTTACAGTTTACGGTACTACAGTAACCTCAACAGCCGCAACTACAAACCAAGTTACTTGCGCTAGTACGCAAAATTTATCTGTTGGAATGTCCATTATATTTGATACGTCAATTGGTGGTATTGTATCAGGTACAACCTACTATGTAAAAACTATAGTATCCCCCACTGCTTTTACTATTTCCCAATTAGCAGATGGAAATACATTTGTTTTAACTACTGCAACTGCTTCAGGTACTATACGAGTACGTAATATTAATAGACCTGATAGAGCTATAATAAATTTAACTACTGGTAAGTTTACCTTAAAATCCCCGCCTGATGGTACTGTTACCATGAGCTTACAGGGGTTGAAGAATTCTGTAGATTTAAGCGGAACTGGAACTGCTGGATTGCTTTCTACCTATACTAATAATATAGCGAATATAATTACACTTATAGTTACCCAATATGGTCAGGTTAGTAATAGACTAACTTCAGCTGACCTAGACCTAGTTAATTTAAGAAGTTTTGTTGCTGCTAATACTGCCGCTGTAGGTATTGCACTTAAAGACAGAGTGAATGTACTAGAAGTCTGTCAGAAACTTGCCCGTAGTGCTAATGCGCAACTTTTCTTTAATAGAAAAGGATTGCTACAATTATTGCAATTAGGTACACCTACTACAGATGCTGTAATGAGTATTACTGATGGAGATATTTTACACCATAGTTTACATATATCTAATAAAACTAAAGTAATAGCAGCTACCAAAGTTGGTTATGCGCTTAATTATACTCCTCAAACAGCCTTAGCTGGTAGTATACCTAGTGATGCTAATTATATGTTTAATGATGCATGGTACTCTCAAACTGTTATAGATACTAATGTACAGGCAACCTATAAATTAGATAGTACACCTATACAAATAGATACTAATTTAATTAGTGGATCAGATGCAAATGTACTGGCTACTACACTTAATAACTACTTTAAAGTACCCCATACAGTATATGCTTTTACTGGCACAGCTAAATTACTATATTTAAAGTTAGGTCAACAAGTTACACTAACACACAATAGATTTGGGTTAACAGCTGGTAAAACTGGACAAGTAATAACCCTTAGCCCTGACTGGGTAAACGGTACAATTAATGTAGAGGTAATTATTTAATGACAGCACCAATTTTAAATGATAGGGATTTAGCTTTACAAGCTGCTAAGTATAGATCAAAACAAACTAACCTTGCTATTACTGGTACAGCATCTGCATTTTTAGCAAGTAAAAATAGTGTAACAATTCTTCCTCAAACTATTGTTTTAACTGCTACCCCTTCTGGATCAGTATTTTCAAGTAATGCAGTCTATACTTGGTCATATGCTTTAAGTAGCGCTCCTAATACCTGGATTACTCTAGGTACTGGAAAAACTTGGACCCTAAATAGTAGCGACTCATGGATTACAAATGCATCTGTACAGTACAGATGCATAATCTCAGAAAACCTACTAGATAGTGCATATGGCTACTATACTGTAACTTATAGCTCAGAGGGTGCAGAGTCTAATTTCATTACCTTAAGTAGAACTAATGTATTAGTAACTTGTGATGCTAATGGTACCCCTATATCTTTTAATAATACAGATATAACAATTGCAGTAAGTCGTGGTACTACTAATTTAGCTTATAGTACTAATAGTACTACACCAAATAGTTTCACAGTAAGTATAGCAGACGATGGTAATTTAACACGTAATCTAGTAGGTACATACACAAGTACAAGTACATCTTTTACTATGTCAGGAATAAGTGCACTTGCACTTGACGGTGCTACAATTACATTTACTATAAATGTATATGACTCTTCCGCAACTCCGGTAGCTACTACGTATACTAGAAAAGTTGTCTATAATAAGGTAAATAATGGTGTAGTAGGATCTTCAGCTCGTGCAGTTGATCTAACAATTGGTACACAAGCTTTTGCATACTTAAGTGATGGCAGCACACCTAGCCCAGCAAATACTGTTATTACAGCAACACCTCAAAATACTAGTGGTACTGTATACTATGAGTTCTTTGTAGCTGGAGTTAGTAAGCAGAATACTACTACTAATACTTATACTTATACTCCCTTAGCTGCATATGCATCAATGCCTCAGCAGATTACAGTAAAGATACGTGAAGGAACTAATAGTAGCACAATACTGGCTACCGATATTGCATCGATAATCGGAATTAAACCAGGCGTAGATTCAATAGTAGGTAATTTAAGCAATCCGACATCAACAGTAATAGGTGATGTTTACGGTAATGTATCTAGTTTTGCCAATACTAGTGGTACTTTTTATGTTTATGACGGTATTACAAATAAAACCGGAGATGCTGCTGTTACTTATTCAGTATACAGCTCTACAGGATTAACTATTAGTATTGCCTCAACAGGCGTATATACTGTTAGTGCTATGGGGACTGATGTAATAATATCAACTGCAATACTACGTGCTGTATATAAAGGTGTTACAATTGATCTTCAGTATACTATGGATAAGAGTAAGCCTGCAGCAGATGGATCAAATATAAATCCACTGGTTAACTATGATTTTGCTGGTGCAACCCTACTAAGTAATGTAACTTTTCCTGGCACTGTAGCTACTTACGAGACAGATACAGCTACTCTCCTTACTAATACTGTTATTGATCAGAATTTAAGATTAACAAACCTTGACTTAGTTCCTAATAACTCATATATAATTAGTATGCGAGTTAAATGGGTTAGCGGTGCATGGGAAGGTTTCGTATTTTACGCAAACCCTAGTCATGGCGAGAGCGGAAATTATTACAAAGCTATTCCACAACCAGCTTTAGACGTATGGACTACTATTAACGTAGACATGCGTTCACTAACTGCTGGTGGTACTGAATATTTAACTGGCGGTAATATTACTCAATTAAGGTTTGACTTTATTAATGCAGTAAGTGCTAGTGTTGCGGTTGACTATATTAGTATTGGTAAGTATGGTATAGCAGAAGGCAAGAAGTCAATAACGCTTAGTATGTACTACTGGGCAGTTTCCGCGCCAGCCTATAGTGGTGCTTTTACCTATAATTGGAATACAGCAGCAATAAGTGCATATCCTAGTGGGTGGAGTGCAGCTGCAGGAGCTGCACCAGGTAATGGTTATACTCTCTATCAACGTAATATAACACTTACAGATACTACCCTAGCAGCTACTACTAATGCAAATTGGAGTGGGTCTTCAGTTAATACTATTGGCTATCGTAATGATGGTACAATAGGTGTACAAGGAGATTCCTACCGTATTGCCTATATAGTTACTACAAGTAGCACACCTCCTGCACAACCAGGAGTAACCACGGCACCTGCAGTTCCTAATGGTTGGTCTGCTACTGCTACTGCTACCTTAACCGATGGTCAGTATATGTACCAAAGCGATGGTATATATAGTGCTAATACTACTAATATAACTTGGGGCATACCCTACCTAAGTAACTTAAAAGTAGGTAGCCTATCAGCACTTTCAGCAAATTTAGGTGTTGTATCAATAGCTTCCAGCGGAGCATTGTGGTCAGGTAAATCAACTTTTGCAAATGCTACTAATGCAGGATTCTTCTTAGGTAATGATAGCGGCAATGCAAAGTTCAGAATCGGTAATGCAGATAACTCATCTTCACTAGCTTTTGATAGTAGTACAGGAGTTTTAACTTTAAAAGGTGGTAGCGTATTTAACGCTGCAGGAGCAACCTTACTTTCGGCTACTACAGTTCCTGATGATATTAATAATAGTACAGCAATAGCAACTGCTGCTAGTGATGCTACTACTAAGGCTAATGCAGCTGTTACGTCGGCAACTACAACTGCTGCTAGTGATGCTACTACTAAGGCTAATGCAGCTGTTACGTCGGCAACTACAACTGCTGCTAGTGATGCTACTGCTAAAGCTAATGCTGCTGCTGCTACAGCTGCTGCTGATGCTACTGCTAAAGCTAATGCTGCACAAACTGCAGCTAATACTGCTATGATAGCTAGGTCTAATGCAGTTATGGAAAGTGGCCCCTCCCTGGCACTTGATGTACAGTACTGGCCCGGTGCAAATATTCAGACAATTACAGATGGTAAAGAGGGTAATACGGTAGCTAGGTCTGTTAATAGTACTTTTTACAATGATGGCATATATCACCCCCTAGATACAGCAAGAAAATTTAAAATTAGATTCTGGGCTAGAGCTGCATCAGGTACTAATGGCATACTATATTTTACTCTTCGACAGTTTAAAGATAATTTGGGTACTCCTTGTGATACTAATGGTGGAAGAAGTCCATATAATCCGTCAGGTGTAACACCGCATACTGATTGGCGACTATACGAATCTTATTGGAATAGTATTACTACATGGCAAGCAAATGTAAAATACATACAACCTGACTGGTTAGGTAGTTACAATGGTGGTGGTAGTTATCCTGGTAATGCAGGCTACTGGGAAATTCAAGGTTTTAAATGGTATGATATAACTGAAGCACAAGCTGCAGCAGATGCAGCGGATACTGCAGCCACTGCTGCTGCTAATGCAGCTACTGCTGCAGCTAATGCAGCATCTGCTGCGTCCACGGCTCAATCAACTGCTAATACTGCAGTTACTAATGCTGCTAATGCGGCTACAGTAGCTGCAGCTGCTCAAACTGCTGCAAATAATGCAGCATCAGATGCTACAAATAAATCTGCTGCTGCTCAGGCGAATGCTATAGCTGCTGCTGCTACTGATGCTTCAACTAAAGCTACTGCAGCTCAAACTGCAGCTATAGCAGTAGCCAATACTGCTCAAACTGCAGCCGTAACAGCTCAAGCCGCGGCCGTTGCCGCACAAAAAGCTGCGGATACAGCAGCTGCAGCTTCTAATGTGCTTAACTATGATCCTACTTGTAGTGATCCTGTTATTTGGCCAGCGGCTTATATTGCTACAATTAGTGGTGGATTATCAGGTACAACAGCTATTGTAGGCAGTACCGGAGAACATTTAGCTGAGTCAAAACAGTTTATAGTTGATCGTACTAGAAGATATAGAGTAACTGCATATATACGTAAAACTGCTGGAGCTACCTCAGGTACTGTATATTTAGGCTTACTAAATTATGATATAAATGGTAACTCACAATATACTTGGGGTGCTTATACTAATGCAGCTTGGAGTGTTGCATCTTCTTTAACTACTAGTTTTCAAACTTTTACTTCAGATTTTGCACCTAATAGTTTATATTCTGGTACAGTAAAAGCTGCCGCACATATTATATTAGGATATCCTAGTACGGGTGGTGGCAGAGTAGAGTTTCAAAATGTACGTGTTACAGACATTACTGAAGCATATGCTGCACAAGTAGCTGCAGATACTGCTGCTGCAAATGCCGCTACAGCTCAATCAACTGCTAATAGTGCAACTGCAAGTGCAGCTACAGCTATATCAAATGCTGCTACTGCACAGGCAAAAGCTGATTCAGCTTATGATGCAGCTACAGCCGCAAATGCTAATGCTAATACTAAGCTTAGTAAATCGGCTAATGATACGCTAAGTGCTAAAGTTAGCTTTGGTACAGATGGAGCAATTGTAGTAGGTGCAATAAATGCTGCTACAGGTGTTCCAGATACTGGAATATTTATAGGACCTAATGGCATAGTAGGTAGAAAAACTGGTACTACTAGGTTTTCTATAACTAGTGCAGGAGATGCCTATTTTGGAGGTGAGTTACAGTCAGCAACCGGAACCTTTTCAGGTGCCTTGTCAGCAGCAACCGGAACCTTTAGTGGTACTCTATCAGCTGCCTCAGGCTCATTTAGTGGAAATCTAACCGCAGCAAATATTATTACTACAGGTAATATTCAAGATAATGCAGTAACATCACCAGTAGGAGCATTATTTAGTGGAAGTATATTCTATAGTACTGGAGCAAGTATTGCAAATGCCTCTATTACTACTACAGGTAAACCTATTTTAGTAAGTATGTCAGCATTAATTAGTCCAGGATTCTATTATACAGGGGGCAATAATGGCGGTACTTTTGCATCTCAAGTTAATATACAGATATATAGAAACCAAAATGGTACGAATACATCTATCTTAAACATTACTATTCCTATTGGTGGTATTCAAGTATGGGAATTTATAGATCCTACACCTATATATGGACCTTTCTCATATACTTTTGTAGATACTCCAAGTGCAGGTACTGCTACATACTATCTTTATGCTGCATCCAACGCCAATGCTACCTCTGTCGCACAACAAAGAAGTGCAAGCATAATAGAGTTAAAAAAATGATTATTACTATATTTAATATTAAAAACGGTAAAATAGAAAAAGTGCTTCAATGTGATGAGCCACATATTTTAATAAATTATGATAGCTCAACTGAGGATTATATAGAAGGTAGTTATGGAGGAGATAAGTACTATATAGAAAATAAGCAACCTACCCTTATTCCTACTGCACCAAATAATTACTCAATATTTAACCATGATACAAAACAATGGGAAAAAAATCAAACAGATGAGCAAAGATGGGAATTAATAAAAATGGGTAGAAATATGAGATTAACTGCCTCTGACTGGACAGATACCCTATCAGCAAAAGCTAGATTAGGTGATGAACTATATCAACAGTGGCAGACATACCGTCAAGCCCTACGGGATATTACTACTCAAGCAGATCCCTTTAATATAGTGTGGCCCGTGCCACCAGGAGGTTAATAGTGGCAGCGAATAATTTAAGAATAATTTATCAAAATGTGGTAGATGTTAGTACAACTACCCTAACTGCCTCTAGTACAGCATCTGCGAGCACCCCAGCCTCGAACATGAAACTAGACTCCAAATCCCTAGTTTGGAGATCTGGTTCTGTTACTACTAGTGTAGTGAATGGACTATATACTGCTAAGGCTAACTTAGTAGTTAGTTTAAGTAGTTCAAATATTGGTGGCGTTATACTACCCTTTTGCAACCTATCCTCAGCTGCAACAATAAGAGTACGTGGGTATACTGGAACTGCACCAACACTTGGTGGAACAGTAGACTCACCAACAACTACGGCTACTGGTACCTTAAGGTTTGATTCAGGTGTAATTATGGCCTGTCCCTATCAGGTATTGGGCTTATGGAATTGGGGCACCTTACCCCTAGGAGTCAATAGCTACTCCTATGGTGGAGGAACTTACGGCAGAGTTTGGATACCCTTAGCCTCGCAAGCTGCTTGTACTAGCCTCTTAATTGAAATAGTAGACTCACAAAATCAGAGCCCCTACATTGAGGCTTCAAGGTTAGTAATTGGGTCATACTGGTATCCTAAGTATAATACTTCTTTTGGACTATCTTCTACTACTAAAGATCTAAGCGCACATACTCGTACTGAGTCTGGCGATCTTGTTACAAACCGTGGCATTAGTTATAGAAGTATGAATTTTGATTTAAAGTATTTAGTACCTTCAGATAGATTAGAGTTTACTAGAATTTTACGTGGTAATGGGTTACCACGACCACTAGTAATTAGCCTATTTCCAGATAATAGTGAGGACTGGGATAAAGAACAAGCACATCAGATTTACGGAAAATTATCTCAATTACCTGATTTAGTACATCCTATGTTTGAAATATACAGTACTACTGTTGATATTGAGGAGATTTAAATGCCTAGTTTTTATGTTGGTCAAACAGACTATATTACTCAACTAAATGTCTTATCATCAAGTATGGTATTACCAACAGTTGCTGGTAATAGTGGAAAGTATTTAATTACTGATGGTACTAGCACAAGTTGGGCAACTATACCCACAGCTACTAATCTTGTTTTAGGCTTAGTAAAAGTTGATGGTACAACCATTACAATTAATAATGGTGTTATAAGTGGTACTCCTGCTTACTCATACTCATTACCTATAGCCACTACATCAATACTTGGCGGTGTTAAAGTTGATAGTACTACTATTACAATTAATAATGGTGTAATTAGTGCACCATATTCTTATACTTTACCTACAGCTAGTACATCAGTACTTGGTGGCGTTAAAGTAGATGGCTCAACTTTAGCATATAATGCATCAGGGCAACTATACTATACTGGACTACCTTCAGGAGGAATTCCGGTAGCAAGTACTAGTGTACTAGGCGGTGTAAAAGTCGATGGTACTACTATTACAATTAATAATGGTGTTATTAGTATACCACTATTGAGCCCAGTACTAACAACACCAACGCTGGGTGTTGCCACAGCTACTACAATTAATAAAGTAGCTATTACTGCTCCAGCAACTGGCTCTACCCTAACTATTGCAGAGGGTAAAACATTAACAGCAAGCAATACCCTAACATTTACAGGTACTGATCTAAGTT